GCCTTAAACTCTACAAGACCCCAATCAGCGTTTAACTCTGCTCGATCTCTTAGGTCTTTAAAATGGTTGTTTCCCTTTGGCGTACCGATAAATAAGCATTTGCCGTTTCTATCGCTAAGAGCTGGGCGAATGATCTCGTTCCATATCTTAGGGTTTTGATCGCCAATCTCGTCTAGCACTACCATGTCAAAATATTGACCACGCAAGCTGTCTGGGTTATCTGATCCGTATAGCTGGATTCTGCGCCCCATAAAGTCTACTCGTAACTCTGCCACATTAATTGATGCTCCTAGTGGCCTTGTGTACTTACACAAGTAATCGAAAGCTACTCGCTTAGCCTGTCCGTATGTTGGTGCTATATATGCGTATCTTGGGGCTTCTTTGTCGTTTTCAAGGGCTGACTTGATAATGTGATTAAGTGCAGCCACAGTTTTACCCATCCTACGATGAGCGACCCCAACAGTAAATCTATGTGCATCTATCGCCTCATGTAGTTTTAACTGAGGCTCTCTAGGCTTGTAGGGTATTACTATTGTTCCCATGAAACTTTAATAACACCGCCATCTGCCCCAGATACCTCTAATGCGTTTGTTTCTTTCCATTGCGCCCTGGTCTTTAGCCAGAAGATTGCAGCAGCCGTATTGCCGTTCTTTGCTTGCTGGAATAGCGTTTGACCAATAGAGGCGTTGGCATCTATGCGCCCATCTTCTAAATCCTTCTTGTAGTGCTTTACTAGCGTATCGTCTGATATGTCCAGCTTGCCAGCAATATCTACATATTTAATTCCTACAGCACTAAGGCTTCGGACTAACTTTCTAGTTTCTTCGCTAGGGATATGTTCTACACCTTGCATATCATTCCTTTTCTAACTCCGAAAGTACCGCTTTCTTGCCTGTAAATTGCTCCCAGCGAGCCACAATGACATCGCAATATTTAGGGTCTAATTCCATTAAATACGATTTTCTGCCTATTTTTTCAGCAGCAATCATGGTTGTTCCTGTGCCACCAAATGTGTCTAATACGATGCCTTTTGGTGGGCAAAAATTATTGATTATGTTCTCAGGCAAATACAATGGAAATGTTGCTTTATGTATGTCTGAATATTCATTGCCAGCAGCCGATGAACCTTCAATTACATTGTAATAAGACCCTTGACTAAACTGTGCATTTTGAAACTTGCGCTTGCCATCACCAAAACATAGGATAAATTCAACCAAATTATTGATTACGCCACCTTGTATGTGCGGTGCAACATTATTCTTTTTCCAATAAATAATGTCTTTAAATTGTTCACGATAATGTGCCAATACATCCACAATTACACGCTTGTTTCCTTCTACCAATCCAATGTTGTAAAGAACCTCATTACAAACGGCAAATATACAATTTAGATTGGATATTACAAAATCTCTGTATTCATCCTCTGATTGGTTGTCATCAAAAGAATTGTATTTTTTCTCAGTTCTTGCGTTGCCTTTTACTTGCAACGATCCTGCATTGTATGGTGGCGATGTAAAGCAAATATCTGCTTTATGCCCATCCATCAACTTATCTACATCATCTATGCTTGTGCTATCACCGCACATAAGCCTATGGTTGCCTAATATGTAGATGTCCCCTAGCTTTGTTTTAGGCTCGTCTGGTACATCAGGCACAGCATCTTCATCCGTAAGCCCTACTGTTTCCTCTATGGGGTTTAGCAGGGCATCTAGCTCATCTGCATCAAATCCCAATAAGGATAGGTCTATATCGTCTTTTAAGTCTTGTAGCTCTATTGTTAGCATACTGGTATCCCACCCTGAGTTTAGGGCGATACGATTGTCTGCTAATACATAGGCTTTTCTTTGTGCTTCGGTCATGTGGCCTAGCTGGACTACTGGCACTTTATCCATGCCTAGCTTCCTAGCTGCCATGAGCCTGCCATGCCCAGCGATGATGCTATTGTCTTTATCTACAAGTACAGGGTTGTTAAATCCAAACTCTTTGATTGATCCAGCGATCTGAGCTACTTGTTCGTCTGAGTGTGTCCTTGCGTTTTTAGCATAAGGGATCAGGGTTTCTACTGATAACCACTCTATTTTTGTTGCTCCTTGCATTCCATTCCTAACGGGTGATGGTTGATGATTAGAATATTCTACAGAAATCTATAGGCAATCACCACTTAGTTTTAGAGGCCCAATAGCTACCTGACATTTTGCCTTTGGCTATGTTCTTAGCGTGTCTTGCTTTGAATGATTTGCGCCTTGCTTTATCTGCTGCTGATTCGCCTTCTCTGGCAGGGCTACCACTAACGCCTTGCTGTCCAAAACGGATAGTTTTAACTTGATCGCCTTCTTTAGCTACTACTACATGGCTTTTAGTAGGATGGTTTGGCGTTTTACGGGGTTTGTTGTATCCAGCTACACCTATGCGCTCAAATATCTTGGCAGCATCCCTTATTTTCATTTTTTGTAACGGGCTTTTTTGGTAGCTTCTGAAATTGCAATTGCAATTGCTTGGCGAGGATTCTTAACTACCTTGCCACCCTTGCCAGAATGTAGAGTTCCTGACTTGAACTCGCCCATTACCTTGCCGATCTTGGCTTGCTTTTTGCTCATCTTCATTTCTTAACCCCATAAAAGTAGAGATCCTTGGTAGCCTCTCCTATTCCAAATTCATAAGCAGAGAACATATCGTCTAGCTTAAATTGTTCTACAAAGTCTTGCTCTGTTAAGTTCTTGTAATAATCTCCGCAAAATGGAGCATCTGCTGGGCTAGTGCGTTTAGTGCCATGCTCTGCTCTGCCTGTAGTAGCGCAGGACATAACAATTAGACCGCTAGGCTTTACCATTCTGTACATATTGGCGAATGTTGCTGCCCAATCAGGGTTATGCTCAAAGCACTCACAAGAGATTACTGTGTCAAATGTATTGTCTGGGGCTTTGTAGTCTTGTCCTGGGCATACAATATCTACACCCCTTCCATGACCTAAATCTATTCCGATGTAGTCGCATCCTGTAAAGAACTGCCTTACAGACCCATTTATATCTAGGCTGCCTACTTCTAATACCTTGCAATTAGCAAAGTTATTAGGGAAAAAACCAGCTATTCCGCTTACAAAATCAAATTGTTGCTGGTGCGCCAATTACTTTTTGGCCTTCATAGGCTTGGCAGTCTTGGCTGCTTGCTTAAAGTCTTTAGCTGTAGGAGCGTTTTTGCTACCTACTTTGTTCATTTTCTCGCCTGATCCAGCCTTGATCCTAGCTCTTTTGGCTAAAATATTGCTGTAGAGTCCAGCTTTCATATTAATCCTCTTGTTCTTCTGCCTGCTCCCATTGGTCGCAAACACGCAGATTGTGGCAGATAAAGGTGTATTTATGGCAATAGCCACGACCACCACCACTAGCATCAAAACTATCCTCTGGTACTACTTGCATGGCAACTAAAGCCTCTGGGCTATTGTCGAAATACTCGCAATTAGCGCAACGATGGGTCTTAGTTTCTTCTTCTGGCAACTCCCAAAAGTCTGATAATTCCATCCAAAACTTGCCTGGAGCTGCTGGGTCTTTAGGGCCTAGATGACGAGTTTCCATGAGAGCCATCATCATTTTCTTATTTGATTCTTTGGTAAGAGGATACTTTTCCTCATCTACCATTGGCTCATCTAATAGGCTTGGCATACCTTTGCCCATCTCTTTTTCCATACCTTTTTTTGGAGCTAGTAGTCCAATAGCGATTTTCATATTAACCCCAAATTTAAGGCGAACTTGCCCAAGACAATTTTAACGCTTTTTTAATCAAACCACAACTTGTACAAGTCTGGCATCGAGTTTCTAATCCAATCCCTAGCCTCGTCATTATTCTTTTTGTGATCCATGCCTACAGTCTGGCTGCCGACATGGTGTACATAAGACCGACTAACATAATTGTTATATCCAGCAGCTCGAATCTCTAAACATTGAATATCGTCTGAATACCAGTTAATTGGTTTGTAATCTATCCAAGCCTCTCTAGAGATAATCCCAAATAAAGGGGAAAGTACATCACTTTGGAATATCTGATCTTCCTCTACAAATTTGATTCCATTGCGTACTTCGCCATTCCTAATATTCTGTAGCCCACGAACATAATCGGATCTACTACATAGCCAGCCTAAACTGTGGTTTTGAAGCAACACTTTATCTTCTATTAGAGTTTCAAAGCTACTAGGGGTTAATACTATGTCATCATTTGCCACAATAATCTCAGGGAACATCTCAAACGCATAGCGCACTACATCGTTATAGGATTCCCCATAAGTATTGCCGTTGTTGGGCAGATTGATAGTATTATGCCTAGAACACTCTAGATCGCTCCCAGCAACGATAACTGTTACTTCCTTTGGCACATACTCATCTATTGATGCAAACAGCACAGGCAAGCATTTAGCGTGTTTTGTCGCTATTACTATGGCAAGATCCACATATAAATCGCTCATTTAATCCTTCATTGTAAGATTGTAGAACTCCATCTTTAGTCGTTTTGTTGATCTTGCAACTTGTACAAGTTCTGATGGTAATTTGACTTGGTTTTCTTATCCAGTTCTTGCTGGAGTCGTTTTTTTGCATTGTGTAAATCTGTTTCTAATTTATGAGGTGTCGTTCTAGCATTATGCGCTAACTGATTTAGTGAGGCATAAGGATGACTGACATACCTCATTTTAAGCACTTGTCTTAGTTGCAAGGGTAAGCCCTTAATTGCCTGCTCTATAAGATCTCCGTCTGCATGATCTGGCTCGTAGTGTGGCTCTGGATCTGCGTATAAATTGCCCAGCTCTGGGACATAGTTCTTTTCAAAACTGCGACAAGTAGTTTCCACTTGTGGGCCAATAACCCCCCAAGTAA